GATGTCTCCTAACATTGCTTCTGCCATAAATTATATTGCATTACTAACTATTTAAATTACTCTGTCATTCACTTATATTCTTTGTCTTTATCCAGAGGCTTTAAATGACCCTCTCCTATTAGCTTTAAGAGTATCATTGGATTTGCCTTGAATATTTCTTCTACATCAGAACTAAATCCATCTGTAGCAAATCTACCACATCTGAAACATACAAAGCATAAGCCCTGATCTGCATAATACCCATACTGCTTAGATCCACACTCACATGGTACATTAGCGTCTTTTTCCATACAGAACGAGCAAAACCTTTATTAATAAAGATGTGTTTACATTATTAATGGGTATAAGTGTACATGTGTATGATACAATAGACGAATATGTATTAAGAAATAAACATAATGTTTCAGACAAATTAGATGTAAACGAAGCAGCATTATCATTACTGGATATTTGGATAACACCAAACGACAAAATAATGTTAGTATGTAATTGTGAAAAGTTTTTTGAGAGACCAGATACATCTAGATCAATAAGTTGCTTCCAAAAAGACAACATACATAAGTATCTAAAGGGAGATGAAAAACTGGTAAAATATGACGATGTTGAATTTGACCCAAAAACTGAAAACATTCAGTTCTTCAAAAAAAGATTAAGGAAAGCACCTATATTCTTCAGAGTCGGAAGATTCTGGGGTAACAAACCAAGAAAGACTATGAAGATAGATTGGTCTAAGAAGTTTTTTAATATTAAATTAAACAGAATTGAGTTTATACTATTTGATCCAAAGGCAAAACCACAACCAAAACCTAAAGTAAGGTCAAGAAATGATATGGGTTATCCTAAAAACAGAGGATAATAATTAACGTCTATTTCCTAGATTCTTTGTAAATATTTCTTTCCAGTCTTTTCCGTTTTTCTTTCGCATTGATGTCCAAAATGGGTTACCATAAATACCACCAGCTTTGTTATATGCTTTTGTAACGTTTGCTATTTTCCTATGACACCTTCTACAAAATCTAGCGTTTATTTGCTCAATATTAAATTTATGTTTACCACAAAAGAAACATAATCCATACATCTTCTGTGCAATAGTAGCTAGTAATGGTTCTCTTCCTCTCTTACCACCACATTCACCACAAATATCTACTATAGTTGCTGATGTTGCATCTTTTTTGAAACAATTAATACATATAGCCTCTTTATAATTGTCTACATGAGTATATTCATCTTTTTGATGTCTCTCCCACAGTTTTTTACCAACGTCAAGACCTCCAGTGTCTACATTTAGTTTAGTTGCCAATTATTTGTATGCTAATATTACTTTTTTAAGTGCATCTTCCAGAATTATGTAAATGTTGTTACATGCATATTCGCTTTTTCCAACTTTTCTGGTCTGTTTCTTTATTTCTTCTATTGTATTGTCAATAACAGAGAAATCTGCTGAGTAAACATTTGGTATTATTAGTTTTGGAGCAACTTTGGGTGCTACTTTTGGAGTTTCGACTATTCTTCCTGTGAAAGTTTTCGACTCCACCCTCGCTGTGGTTTTTTCCACTACTTTTTCCGTTTTCTTTGTGTCTGCCATATATAATCAATACATTAATGCTTTATAAACTTTTAGAAGTCCTCACTTTCCCACTGTTTTGTGTCCTGTAGTTCCTGTTTCACTAATTCTCTAGCGTCCCTTACAGTCATATTTCCACTTTTCCTTAATTCTTCAACTGTCTTCTTTTTAGTCCAGTCAAAATCTACAGAAGACTGTAATGTACTCTTTATAATTTCAAAATTAGCTGGTGTTATACCATCTGGAAACTTTTTTGGATTTAATCTGTAATCTACTGGACTTGCAGATTTTTTAGACTGACTTGTACCCTTACCACTAGAAGGACTTCCTTGACCTACACCACCTTTGTCAGATGGTCTTTGCTTTTTTGGTTTGCCGTCCATTTCTTGTTGGTCTTCCTTTGGTGCAGCAGTGCCTCTACCTCTTCCCTTTGAGCCAGATGTGTTTGGTTTCTTATCTTCGTTGTTTGATTCCAACATCATCATCTGTGGATTAATTATTGGGTTCTTTGATACTTTGAATTCACCTGTATGTGTTCTTGCCACTTCGAATCCCATAGCTTGCATTGCTGCCATGTTCTGTATCTCTACTCCTTGTATCTGTAAGTCTCTTAACTTGTCATTCTCTTCTCCACCTTTCAATCTTAAATCCCAATCTTCAACTCCCATTAACTTTGCAATCTTTCTAAGGAAACTTGAATACAGAATATCCTGTCCCCATTTGATTGCTCTGTTTGTAATTGTAACTTGCAGTCCTTCTTGTGACCAACCACTTGGTAATTCACCAAAGTAAAGTGGTAACACACCAAATACTGCTCCTATAATCATTCTAAGTTCTCTTCTAATCTCTGTAAATTCTAATTCCTTCAAACTTCCAGTGAAATCAATCCATTGAGCCATATTCTTGCCTCCCTTGTCTGATTCAACTAAAAGTGGGTGTATCATGTAGGGGTCTTCAGTTGCTTTTTGCTCAAGAACGTCCCATGATTTTCTAAATGTTTCGTAATTACGTGAAGCAATTACTAACATACCTCTTGGAGGTCTCATCTTATCGAAATATTTTCTAATGTATTCGTCCATATGACTTAGTGCCATAGCCTTTGACCATATTGCATAGATAGGACTGTATCCATAAAGCAATGATGGTTTGTATTTACCTGCTTTCCAAATAACTTCACCTTCACCATAGACAACTCTCTTTGGTTGTGGAATACCTATAGAGTAAACAGAGTTAACTTCAAGTACTGCCTTCAATGCTTCTGCACCACATCTGTCACAGATTGGTTCTGTAAGTCTTTTATCACGATGTTCGAATCTTGGACAAACAAAAATTGCGTTTCTCTTGTCATCAAAACCTATTCTACCATCAGAGTCTGCAATTAAAGCGACTTGAGGGGGGTCTATCCTAAGAAACTCTTTGATCTCAGAGTTTTCACGGTCTATCTTTCCAGTTCTATCATCAATTTTATAATTTTTTAACACTAAACAGTATGCATTGTCTGCAATTTCCAAATCTCTTTCTAATTGTCTTGCCAAGTCTTCCAATGTTTGGTTGTTACCGTTAATCGGACTTTCTAATAGGTCTTCAAGTAGTTTTCTGTTCTCTGGGACTGGTCTAATTAGGTCATTACTACCACATGTATCACATTCCATATCTTGTTCTTGATTTAATTCAGTTGCAATACCTGTTGTATTAGCCTTCTTTGCATTACTTCTTGGTAACTGGCTTGTTTCATTATCTTGGTTCTGTTCAAATGGTTGCTCATCTTTCAAATCATTCTTAGTTGGTTTGTATTGAAATTCTTTACCACAGTTAGCACATTTAAATTTGAATTTTTCAACTACTTCGAATCCGTTCTTGAACATCTCCCTATTCAAAGTTTCAATAGGTATCCTTAATGCATCAATGTTATCTGCCAACTCATAAATCATTATAAGTGGGAATGGAAAAATTGGTAGTTTAGCACCTGTGTCGGTACTCATGTATGGTTGGGCTACTGATGGTCTTGTAGTTGTTTCAGTATAACCTTTGGTAATATTCCTAAAATTATTTAAAACTGTACCTACTGTACGCTTAAATCCCATGAATTATCATATAATTGGTGGCTTATATACTTTGTTAACGATTTGTAACGTTTTTGTTACTTGTCGCCATGTAGTTTGCATATAATGCTTCTTGCTTCACCACAAAGGCATTTCTTACTATGCTCAACATCATTCTTCTTTTGACCTAATACCATATATTTATAATACGCATGTCATTTATAAAGATGTGTAGTGGTGTGAGTTTGCATACCCAAATGGGAGGGCTGGAGTAACTAACCAGCTACACAAATGTTTATTAGTTATAGGTAGGGTATATAAGCATGGTAGAACTAGAACCAGATGACTATACGAATCTAATAAGGTGGTTTGAAATCACGTTCGGAAAAAATATGAAAATGGAAGATATACCACATGATGATAAACGTACGTTCTGGAAACTTACCTTTTTATGTGAAGATAAAATTAGAGAGATCAAAGAACTACACCCTCCAGTTTAGCTGCTGCCGAAGGCAGCGTTTTGTACAGAGTAAGGCTTATATATGAGTATATGATATACATCATATGAATGTGTTGTTACTAGCAGTGGGAATAATCTTTCTGCCAATCTTTTTACCAATAGGGGCTGTATTAATATTTATGGCTTTGTATGGAGACTTTACAAAGAAATACATTAAAGAAGTTGAACAGGCTAAAGAAGAGAAAAAATTCAAGCAAGACGAATTCGGGACTGATGTACTTGAACAAGGTATATGATATTAAACATTGTATCTATTGTGGCAAGAAGGGGTTCGACAATTTTGCAGCAGTATTGGATCACGTAAAAAAGGAGCATACAGATGGCGATAAGTAATAATGAATTAGCAAAGATGATCTGCGTGGTATGCACAGAACGTTTTGGCGATCATTCAAAAAGGGAGATAATAAGGTGCTTATTCCGTTTACAGGCATCGGCTGTTTCTGCTAAAATAGGTGAGAAAAATGTATAAGTGGTGTGAGGTATGTCAAGATATGAAACAGTATTCTCATAAACTACATACTATCATAGATAAGAAAAAAGAAGAAGAATTTGAACTAATGATAAAGGGGTATGATCTAAAATATGTATAAGTGGATACATGAGGAATTATTAGCAATAGAACGGGATAGAACCAAAATAGATAATAGAATATGGCTGTTAATGCAGAAGATACGACACCTCGATGAAAAACTCGAAGAGGACGGGGTGGACAGGGGAGAACTCTTAGATGAGTAAATATGCCTTTTATATGTAAGAACGCCTGTAGCAGAAAAACGGGAGTTGGGAAGACATTTGAGCAGAGAAGAAAACTAAAGTCTAGACATGAAGTACCAGACAATAAGATGTTTCCATTCAGATCTCACGGGAGATGTAGGACATGTCAGGCATGGCAAAGATTAGGTATATATAGTAGATGTGTATGCTGTGGATCGAAATTGTCTCTTAGACCTAGGGAAAACAGTAAGAAACGTAAGTACATGATTAGTGTCTGATTTGTATCAGAATAACCCCCCCGAATTTGTATCATTTGTATGGTGAAAAAGCCTAATTATTGGATTTTCTCTATGTGCACCTAGAACGTACTATTAGAAAACACAGCTCTGTGGAAATGTTTTGAGTACTTAAGTGTTTATAGCGTATTATGTGCTAGAGGGCTTTATATAGTACGGATCATGACCTATAATATGCAAACACGTATTGAACGAATCGCTAATGAAGGTGCAGATATACAAGAGAAGCACAACATTAGTGAGAGATACCAACAAGTCATTGATATGATATACAATGACTGCACAAATCCACCAGAGGGTTATATGATGACCGATTGGGTTGATGGTGCATACTTTTTGGCTTGTGCCATTAAAGAATGCATGACTCATCAAGACGGTGGTGATAGGGGCTACATGTATGAGAAGATATCAAAAGCCCTCAAAAGATTCGGCATGACCGAGGTTAAAGCATAACCTCTTTCTTTTTCTTTTGGTTGTGTCATAACCTTATTATACCCCTTATCAAATAGGGGTTAATAAACGTGGGTGCTTTGATGGTGCTAGAGACACTTATATGCTATTAAATTTACTACTCTGCATAATGAAATCACATGACGGTGAAACAACCATTACTATGACTGGTCATAGAGATGGAGCAAATCCACAGGCATTAGAGCAATCAGATTTAATTGTTGGCTTAATGCATGATGCGATTGAAAACATGGGCAAATATGCAGAATGGCTTAACGTTGTAGGTCATAACAAAAGATGGGTTAAGACATACACTTCATACGTTTTTTATGAAGTTGACTGGGCTGGTCAATATGCTCACAGAATGCGTAAAGTGAAAATCAATGTTATAGGAAACTCAAAACATACAATCATTGATACACTCATTCATGAATTAGGTCATGTATGGTATATGAACGCTGAAAAACTTGGCGTTGGAATGCAAGTTGAAGACTTTAAGCAAGCTATCTTAGGA